CGTGTCGCGGAGATCGTCAACAAGGAGTTTGACCGGCTGTTTGAATTCAACCGCGTGCCGAACCTTGTGCGCGAGTATATGCGAAACGCCGCCGTGGACGGTGATAGCTGCCTGTTCACGTTCTGGGACGACACGGTAGATGCCGGATTCGGCCTGCGCGGCGGCATCCGTACGGAGATCGTGGACAATATGCGCGTCGGCTTCGGTAACACAGCGTGCCGTGACCCGCAGAAGCAGCCATACATCCTCATCGAACGGCGAGAAATGACGAAGGAGCTGTGCAGAGCAGCGCAGGAGGCCGGAAATCCGCACTGGAACGACATTCAGCCGGATACCGAGAGCCACAACACTGACAGCTACAAAAACAGCTCAGAGCGCAGTACGGTGCTGCTGCGGATGTGGAAGGAACGCAAGACCGGCACGGTGTGGGCATGCGAAGTCTCCGGGCGCGTCATGCTGCGCGAGCCGTGGGACATGGGGCTGCGGCTCTACCCGGTGACGTGGATCAACTGGGACTACATTCCCGACAGCTATCACGGTCAGGCGCTCGTGACCGGCCTGATCCCAAACCAGATCTTTGTCAACAAGCTGTTTGCCATGTCCATGATCTCGCTGATGACGAGCGCGTTTCCGCGAACGGTCTACGACAAGACGCGCATCCCGAAGTGGAATAACGCTGTCGGCGCTGCGATCGGCGTCAACGGCGGCGACGTGTCCGGCGTGGCAAAGATCATCGACCCGGCACAGATCAGCCCGCAGATCGCGCAGTTTATCCAGACGAGCGTGGACTATACGCGGCAGTTTCTCGGCGCGACGAGTGCGGCGCTTGGCGAGACGCGGCCGGACAACACGTCGGCCATTATCGCCCTGCAGCGCGCTGCCAGTATCCCGTCGGAGATCACGAAGCAGAACCTCTACAAATCCATTGAAGATCTGGGGCGCATCTATCTGGACTTCATGGCGGCGTACTACGGGGAACGCAAAGTGCAGGTGTCTATGCCGGACGTAGGCTCGGACATTCTTGCATTTGCTGGGAAAGACCCGGAGGAGCTGGAAACCGTGCTGTTCGACTACGGCATTCTGAACGATATGCCGATGGCGCTGAAACTTGACGTTGGCGCAAGCTCGTACTGGTCGGAGATGGCGTCGGTGCAGACGCTGGATAACCTGCTGATGCAGGACAAGATCACGATTGAGGAATACCTTGAGCGCATCCCGGACGGCTACATCCCGAAGCGGCAGGAACTGATCGCCTCGCGCAAGCAGGCGGCACAGCAGCAGATGATGCAGCCGGAGGGCCCGAGCACAGGCGGCACGCCGGAGACCGGCGCTCTGGTCGATATCGGCCAGAAGACGCCCATTCGCGGCGGCGGCGGCTTCGGTGACTTGCAGCGCAAGGTCATGCAGACCGGAACGGCCGAATAACGAACGCTCGGCGGAAAACCGCCTTGCAAATACATTACCGGATAAATTTCAACACGTGGCGCCGACCATAGCGCCGCACCCGCCGACCATAGCGGGAGAAGGGATTTTGACATGGCAGACGACATGAACACCGCCTTTACGGCGGACGCAGACGATTGGAGCGACATCACGGCGGATAGCTTTGCCGACGTTGAGGACGACGCGCAGGGCGCGCCGGACACGGAGCCGCAGGGCAACGACGCCGCGCCGGAGATCGAACAGAACGACGGTGGGCAGGATGCAGATGCCGCACAGCCGGGCGAGAACGAGGAGCAGCAGGCGCAGACAGACGGCCAACTGTTTGAGCTAAAGCACCTCGGCGAGACGAAAAATGTCAACCGGGACGAGGTCGTAACGCTTGCTCAGAAGGGCATGGACTACGACCGCGTGACCGAGAAAAACACGCAACTGGAAACCCAGGTGTCCGAACAGAAACAGCAACTGGCGACGCTCACGGAACACGAGAACGCGCTGCAGGAGCTGGCAAATCAGAGCGGCACAACCGTCGAGGAGCTTGTGGAAAACATGCTCATTGCCGTTACCAAGAGTAAATACGGCATCGACGACGACGGCATGGCGCTCGAGCGCGTAAAGCTCGACAGAGAGCGCCGCGCGCTCGATCAGGAACGGGCAGCACTGGCACCCCAGAAGCAGGAGCAGGAGCAGCAGGCAGCGAACGAGAAATGGCGCGGCGAGTGCTTTGACGCATTTGCAAAAGCCTATCCCGACGTTGACCCGGCCTCCATTCCGAACGGCGTGTGGGAAGCCTTTAACCGCGGTGAAACGCTGGTTTCGGCCTACGCAAGAGAACGCAACAAGGCGCTGGAGGCAGAGATCGCGCGCATGAAATCCGAGCAGGCGACGCGCGACCGGAACGCGGCGAACGCCGCGAGAAGCACCGGTAGCCAGAGCAGTGCCGGGAAGACCGGCAGCGACGAAGCGTTTGACGCGCTGTGGTACGACGGCAACTGACCACGTGAACATAGGGCTTGCCTCCGCCTGAAATTCTGAATTTTTAAGTGAGGTAATTACATAATGGCAATCAATGTTTTTGACAAATACAGCACCAAGCTCGACGAACGTTTCCACCAGAAGAGCGTTACCGACGCGTTTGCCGGTAAGGATTACGACTTTGTCGGCGTGAACGCGATCAACGTGTACAGCTCCGATGAGGGCGACTTCGGCGACTACACCCGCAGCGGTTCCAGCCGATTCGGCACGATCAAAGAGCTGGGCGACACCGTTCAGACCATGCGCATGACGCAGGACAAGGGCGGCACGTTCTCGATCGACGCGGGCAACGCTGCCGAACAGTTTAACGTCAAGCAGTGCAACGCGCGCATGAAGGCGACGTGGGACGGCAAGGTCACTCCGAGCATCGACAAGTACCGTCTGCAGCAGTGGGTCGGCGGTGCCGGTGTTGTGACCGTCAACGCGACCGCGCTGACCGGCAAGACCGCGATTGACGCCATTGTCAACATGGGCGCGGAGATGTCCAACCATCTTGTGCCGACCGACAACCGCGCGATCTTCATCGGCCACACGCTGTTTGCTAAGTGCAAGCTGTCGGACTACATCGTCGGCATTGACGTGCTGGGCAAGGACGCCGTCGCAAACGGTTCTCTGGGCAAGCTCGACGGCAACGACGTGTACGCCATCCCGGACAGCTATCTGCCCGCAGGCGTCAACTTCGTGATCTTCCGCAAGGGCGCGAGCGTCGACCCGGTGAAAAACCAGACTATGCGCATCCAGAAGAACCCGCTGGGTATCGACGGCGATGTGGCGGAGTACCGCGTGATGTTCGACAGCTTCGTGCTTGACAAGAAGGCATACGCCATCGGCGTGCACGCGACCGCGGGCAGCACGACCCCGACGATGTCTGTCTCCGGCGGCACGCTGACGCTGACTGCCGGTGACGGTGAGACCATCAAGTACACCACCGACGGCAGCAACCCGAAGACTTCCTCCACGGCGAAGACCTACAGCGCCAGCGCGAAGCCGACCGGCATTGCCGCAGGCACGGAGGTCAAGGCTTACGCCAGCAAGACCGGCGCGCTCGATTCCGGCATTATGACGGCTACCGCCTGAGGCAACGGATAAGGCGGCGGGATTTCCCGCCGCCTATTTTCAGATAACGAGGTGATTTCATGGCAGAAGTCAGCGATGTGTTTGACGCTGCAATGTCCATCATGGACGAGCTGAGCGATAGCGGGAAACCGCAAACGACGGACACGGACGAATATAAATACCGCGCCGTGTCGATCATCAACACAATGATTGCGGAGCTGTACCCGTTTTCAGAGACAAAGAAGGCCGGAAAAACCGCTTCCGGCTGGCGGCCTGTTGAGGAATTCGACGACACGCTCTCGGAGATCGACAACACGCTCGCGCTCGGTGCGATGCCATACGGCCTTGCTTCCGCTCTCCTGACGGACGAGAACCCGGAGGCATCCGACCGGTTCAAGCGGCGCTACAACGAGATCGTGGCGATGCACAAGGCAAACGCGCAGTGCAGCATGGGCACGGTCGAGGATGTGTACGGCGGCATCGAGTATAGCGAGTTCGGGAGCTGGTGACGCGCATGAATGAAAAGATCGTCGGAATCCAGAAATGGCTCGGTATCAATCAGGCTGGCAGCGACGACACAAGTCTGAAACTTGGTGAGGCATCCGAAATGCGCAACTGGCGCGTGACGCAGGACGGCGCGCTGCGAAAGCGCCCCGGTATGAAAGCTGTGCATACGTTCCCCGGAGAAATTCAGGGGACATGGTGCGGCTACGTCGGCGGAGAATATGTGCAGGTAGCGGCCGCGGCCGGGAAGCTGTGGAAAATCGGATTTCCAGCCACTACGGCGGTCTCGGCGCTTGGCACGCTCGCCGACGCACACACGGAGTTTTTCGGTTTCCGGGAAAAGCTCTATATCCTCAACGGTACGCAGTACAAGGTGTTTGACGGCTACAAGCTCTCCGATGTGACCGGGTACGTCCCGACTGTGCTTGTGGGCGTCGGTGCGGACGGCAGCGGCACGGAGCTGGAGCAAATCAACAAGCTGTCCAGCAAACGAAAATACCGCGTTGCTACGGACGGAAAGTCCACGGTGTATGTGTGCCCGGAAAGCGGAACGCTGTCTGTGAGCGTGAAAAACAGGGCAACAGGCGCAGCGCTGGCAGCCGGTACGGACTATACGTTTGCAGAAGGTAAGATCACATTCACGAGCGCGCCCCCTGCCGGTGCGGATGTGTACGAAGTAGAATACACCGTGGCATCTGACGATTCCGGCGCGGTCAGGGCAATGAAGTTTGCAGAGCTTTACAACGGCGCGACGGACAACCGCGTGTTTCTCTACGGTGACGGAAGCAACAAGGCGCTGTACTCCGGGCTGGACATCGACGGCAACCCGACCGCAGAATACTTCCCGGACATGAACGTGCTGGACATCGGCGACGAGAACACGCCGATCACGGCGATGATCCGCCACTACTCCCGACTGCTGGCGTTCAAAGAAGATAGCGCATACTCCGTGCAGTACGGCACGGTGACGAATGCAGAGGGCAAAATCCTCCCCGCGTTTTACTGGACACAAGTAAACAAGGCCATCGGCAACATTGTTCCCGGGCAGGTGCGGCTTGTGGACAACAGCCCCTATACCCTGTTCGGGGAGAGCGTCTACACATGGAAAAACAACAGCAGCTACTCCAGCAACCTGACGATTGACGAGCGGCAGGCGAAACGCATTTCCGACCGCGTATGGAAAACGCTGCAGAGTTTCGATCTCCGGCAGGCGTACTGCTGGGACGACAACGACCGCAAGGAATGGTACTGCGTATATGGGGACATGGCCGTTGTGCACAACTACGGGCTCAATGTGTGGTATCTGTACACGAACTTCCCTGTCAAGCACTTTTACCGCTCATACGGGAGACTGCTCGGCGCACGTGAAAATGTGCTCGTCGAGATTTCGGATGCGTTCCGCAGCGACTGCGGCGAAGCGATCGACGCGCGATGGGAGAGCGGCAACATGCACTTCGGCGCGGATTTCATGCGCAAATACTCCGCCATGCTGTGGATCGGTCTCGTGCCGACGCACGCCGGGTCGATGACCGTGACGGTCATGACAGACCGGAAAGCGGACTTCTCGAAAAAGCTGGTTTTCCGCAACAGTGCCGCATTTGACCACGCAAATTTTGCGCACTGGTCGTTCAACACGAACAAGCGCCCGTATATGACGCGGCTGAAACTGAAAGCAAAGAAATTTACATACTACAAGCTCATCCTGACAAACGACGATGCGGACACGACGGCGACGGTCACAAGCGCCGACATCCGCGTGCGGTTCACGGGATATGTGCGATAGGAGGGTTACATATGGCACTTCCGACGTGCAACGAGGACATGAACATCATCTCCAAACTGGACGACGAGCCGAACGACGTGGGCGGTCTGTCCGCCGCGGCTCTGAAAGCAAAGTTTGACCTTGCCGGAAACCTGCTGAAAAAGGCGCTCAACGATCTGGTCGCTGCGCTCGGCGGTGAAAGCGCAGCAAAATGCATCGGTTTTGTCGCGACAGAGGCTGTGAACAAAACCAACGTGCAGGAAGCGATCGAGAACGTGCAGGCGCAGATCGCCGGTGTGACGCAGGGCGGCATTGCGGACGGGGCTGTGACTACGGAAAAGATCGCGAATGGCGCGGTGACTACGGAAAAGATCGCGAATGGCGCGGTGACTTATCACCAGATTGCCAACGAAACGATTGGTAGTCCGGAATTGGCGAATAATGCGGTCGCGGCGAGCAAAATCGCCTCGAGCGCCGTGCAGGAGCGGCATATTTTCAACGGCGCTGTTACGGAGAGCAAACTCGCGGGGGAGAGTGTAACTCAGGCGAAAATCGCGACTGCCGCAGTCACCAGCAACAAGATCGCGATGCGCGCTGTGACGAAGGACAAGATCGCTGACGGAGCCGTGACGGAGGAGAAACTCGCGGCCGGGGCCGTAACGGCGGAGAAACTCGCAAGTGACGCTCTGGACAGTGTGCTGAATGCCTATTTCCTGAAAGTGTACCCGGTTGGCGCGTTTTACTTTTCTGCGTCCAGCGACAACCCGGCAACGCTGTTCGGTGGCACATGGACGCAGATCAAAGACACGTTCATCTTGGCGGCAGGTACGAAATACAAAGCGGGCACGACCGGGGGCGAAGCGACACACACGCTGGCAGCGCAAGAGATGCCAAACCACTACCATGACGAGTATGTCGGCAACGACGGCGGCGACAGCAGCGCACCGAGCGGCTATATCGGCTGGCCGAGCATTGGCTACACCAGCGACAAAACGTGGTTTGCAAAGTTGGCGAAAACAAGCGGCGCGGGCGGCGGTGCGGCTCACAACAATATGCCGCCATATCTGGCGGCATATGTCTGGCAGCGCACGGCGTAACCGGGGCTTGGGAAGTATGAGGTGAAAAGCAATGGCATACATCAAACGCGGCGAGGCAAAGACCGTTCCCGTGCGCGTGAAGTTCAACGACATGGACGTATTCCCGATTGGCAACGTGGATGAGATCGCGTTCAAACTTGGCGACAGTGTGCGCAAGACGTGGCCGGACGCGGTACGGTATGACAACGCAAATGACCGGTTCATGCTGACGCTGACGCAGGAAGACACGCTGTCCCTCGATGTGGGTCAGGCGGAGCTGGAGATCACATGCAACTTCAAGGGCGCGGGCAATATCCTGAAGCCGAAGAAAAACCCGAAAATCAAAGTGCTGGACTGCACGGACGAGGAGCTGATGGAATGAGCGACAGAATCGAAGCCGAGATCCTCGATGCGCTTGGAGAAGAGGTAGACGCAGCGATTGACACGCCGCTTGTTGTGATTGAAGGTACAAAGGGTGAACCCGGTGCGGACGGCATAACGCCGACGATCGGGTCAAACGGAAATTGGTTTCTCGGCGCGACCGATACCGGCAAGCCATCGCGCGGAGCAACCGGAGCACCGGGCAAAGACGGCGCGGATGGCAAACCGGGGGCTACCGGTGCGGACGGCGTTACGCCGCACATCGGCGGCAATGGCAACTGGTACATCGGCAGCACAGACACCGGCAAGCCGCCTCGTGGAGCCACTGGCGCGAAGGGTGATGCAGGTGCAACCGGCCCTGCTGGCCCTGCTGGTCCTGCTG